TACCAACAGCCGTATTCCCTGTCCCTGTGGTGTTAGCTTTAAGAGATTCATAGCCAACCGCTGTGTTAGAAGCGCCCGTGGTGTTCGCATAAAGAGAAGTATTACCAAGTGCCGTATTATAACTAGCAGTGGTGTTTGCGCTTAATGCCCAACCCCCTACAGCCGTATTACCAGCACCTGTCGTATTTGCATCCGCAGCAAGATATCCAACCGCAACATTTCCAGAAGCAGTGGTGTTTGCCCCTAAAGCAGTATAACCAAGAGCTGTATTGTTTGATCCGGTAGTCAATGCAGTCAAAGCATCTGAACCCACGCCTACATTGTAGTCACCTGTTGTAGCCGCTTCTCCCGCACCAAAGCCCACATAAACATTGACAGTTCCAGTAGTTAACGCCTCTCCCGCTTCTTTACCTACCGCTGTATTTGAGTGTCCTGTTGTAGCTGCGGAAAGCGCATCTGCTCCCACTGCCGTATTGTTATTGGCGGTGGTATTCGCATCCAGAGCATTTGCTCCGACTGCGACATTTCCTGTGCCAGTAGTGTTCGCCGTTAAGGCATCCAAACCAACAGCGGTGTTGTTATCCGCAGTGGTGTTAGCGATTAAGGCATCTTTACCTATCGCCACATTACCAGTGCCGGTGGTGTTCGCACCCAAAGCAGCATATCCAACAGCGGTGTTATAAGCGGCTGTCGTATTCGCGTCTAACGTGTAATCCCCTATAGAGACATTTCCTGATCCTGTGGTGTTGACCAACAAAGCGTTAGAACCTATAGCGGTGTTATTTCCACCCGTTGTGGTAGCACCCGCTGCATTATCTCCAACCGCAGTGTTATTCGACCCCGTAGTCACTGCATCCAGAGCGTTCTCACCTATCGCAACGTTATCTGTTCCGGTGGTAACGCCGGTTCCTAACGATCCGCTTCCTAAACCAATATTTCCTGTTCCTGCGGTGAGGTCCAAAGCGTCTGTGACAGCGGCCCCCGCTCCAGCCCCGTCCGTATAAACAACTTTAATGCCGCCATTGGGTATCGTTACGTTTGCGCCTGTGCCCTGAGAAATTACAAGCTTGTATCCCCCGGTCGTATTATTTTCGAGCACCCACACTTTATTAATGGTGGAGGGAGCCAGGGTAACGGTTCGATCTTGCGTCAAATCCGCACTCGAACTGATTTTTACATACAAACTACGAATCGCGTCTGTCGCGCCATCCGTCATAGTGATCGTTGTATCGGCGTTTCCAATGGTTTCTGTCCCGGAAGAAAACCCTTCCGCGATCAGCTCCAAGTTGGTATTTGTGGTATCGCCCCACGTTCCCGACTGTTCGCCCGTGTTTATTTCCTCCAATCGGAGGTCATTCGTATAAGAACTAGCCATGATCTATCCTCATGCTGCTACGTCTTCCCATTCTGGAGACTGTGATGGTGTGGTTCCTGACCACGAGGCACTTTGTGATGGTGTGGTTGGAGTGTAGTCCGGGTCTTGGCTGGGGACAATGTTTCCCCAGACGAGGAGGTTTGCCAGTACGGTTGTTCCCGCAACCCCCGTAACCAAAGCTGTCGCTGCACCCGTACCTGTAACGGTCCCCACCACTGCGGTGGACGAAACTCCGGTAAGGGGGAAGATGTTTTCAGTGCGCGTAGCAAGGGTGCCAACCGCCGCGGTTCCTGCCACTGTGGTCGGATAAACGTTCGCATCTCCGGTAACGGTTTCGTCACCCAAGGCGACCGTGGACGCGGTTCCGCTGACTCCGGTGATGGCGAATCCTGCGGCGAGTACCGTGCCGAGCGCAGACGTTCCAGCCAGCCCTGTAACCGAGAGATTAGCTTCTCCCGTAGCGGTGACTGAGCTAACTGCGCTTGAGCTTGCGAGACCTGTGACCGAAACATTGGCAATACCCGTTGCAACCAGGGTTCCAACCGCTCCTGTGCCTGCGAGACCTGTGACCGAAACTTCGGCATTACATGAGACAGAGATCGATCCAAGAGCAGACGTTCCCGCCAATCCTGTAAGCGCAATCGGATCTTCTTCGCTCCAAGCGCCAGATCCCCACGCACCACGGCCCCAACCTGTGACATTTGCCATCGACTAGGCAATTCGTATCACTGCGTTGCTGGCATCAGCAGTAGGGAAGGTGATGGTAAAACTACCCGCTGTACTGGTTTTATCCGCGCCAAAATCAAAAACCGCGACCGCCGGATCACCAGAAGCCGAGTCATTAAAAATCATACATCCGCGTGCTGTGATGGTTGCTGTCCCGAAAGTTAAATCAGAAAAGTCGGTAAACGCTGTGGTTCCAGAGGTCGTTGGATTCACCCGTGTTAACGACGCACCCTTTGCGGTGTAGTTCGTACCCGACGCCTCCTGAGATGTGGTGTATGCCGTTGTTGCAGCACTCATCGTGGCAGAACTGGTGTACAGAGCTAAATTAAAGGTGTTGCCACCTGTCGCTAAGAAGTTGTGCTTGGCTTCTAAAAGTTCTTTCTTGAAGCTGGTGCACATTGCCTGTGTGATTGCCATTAAAGTCTCCTAATAATTTCGGCCATATCACGGTGGCCTTGTTTTTCGAGTAAATTACAAATAGTACAAATATGACCCTCTACGGCCTTCTGCATGTAATCGGCTAATAATACTTCTAAATAATCTTTAAACGCATGTGCCTGCTGACGTATCGGTTCCGGCGCGTCATCACTAATACTGACAATACGATCTGACGCCATTTTTGCAAACTCCTGTGGCGTATGCCCCCGATATTGCGTGGTCTGCACTCCCAGATTTCCAATCGATGTGTCTAAATCAACTTGAAACATTAATAACCCGTTGGTTCTACTGCACGAGTGACGTTCACGCCATCTTCGCGCCCATAAATAGAAACGACCACTTCCTCTTCTTGCTCAATATTAGAGAAAGCCGTCACCTTTAATTCTCCCTCCTCTGCATACACTACAGGAGGATTTTCCAATCGATGATACCCGTACAACTTGTTCTTTTCTGTGACATTGGTATCCAGCAACGGTGAACGCGGTGCCACGGCCACTTCCATTCCGGCAGACATACATCGCGCTAACCAGAACTCACAACACGCTCGACCTAGTTCTGCATAGTGCATGTTTGTTGTGTAGGTAAAGTCCACGCCAAATACACTCAAACGCTTCACCTTGCTCCACAACGCAAATGCAATTGCATAAGACACGGTGTTGTTAAAATAGCCGCACCCTAAGTCTCGAACAACCTTGTCTAGTGGATACGGCTCTATAGCAGAAACGCGTTCGTCTAACTCACAGGAATAAACAGGACACGTAAGTTTCGGTAATACCTTTCGCATTACTTCCGTCTGTCCGCCTGCGTCTTCACTATCAAAAAATCGCGAAGCAGGGTCCATCATAAATACACGATCCGGCTGCACTACGGCGCACATGGCATTGATTGCCCACACTTCGTCATACTCTTGGCTATGCGTCAAAGACAGGTGGTAATCCAATTGGCTTTGGCCTAGCCCTAAAATCGCGACGTGCTTGTTTTCTAAACTCGGCATCAGCGTTTTTCTCTTAGAACAAGTCCGGTGCGATATCCATCCGTGACTTCTTTTGCTTCCCCAAACGATTTCAACCCAGACAAAGACTCCATAAAACGTTTCTGGTAATCCATCAGTAACTGCGGCTCACCTTTCATAAAAGTATAGGCTTCTATAAGAGATCCGTATAGAAGCGTAACGGGCGCATTAGTGCTTAACCAGGTGGTCCCGCTGTCTCCTGCCGCCGTAAGACTAGCGGGCCGGTAATAATAATGTAGCTCTACTGAATAGTTACTATCTGGAGTAGGGCCGATTAAAAAGTTATCTGTATCGAATAAGGCGTAGTAACGCGGAGAACCCGTAGTACTAGAATTAGGATTGAACGTCTGTATAAAGTTTACGTCTTTTAGTTCTAAAAACGTTTTGATGCTGCTGGACGTAAACGACAAAGAAAACGGGGCCAAAAAATCAGAAGGCGAACCTAAATACTGATTAGAGGAGGTCATGGTGCCCGTACTGTTTTTACGGAACTCCGTGAGCTGGACGTTTTTTAAAATCAGCTCCTCTGCATTTTTTATAAAGTTATCCAGATTACTAGTAAACGTAGTTTCGTCGTTTTCAGTGTAATTCTGGATAGCCGTTTTTAAGCTGGAATAAGTGAAACTCATGTTGTTGTAACCGTCAGTTGTCCCGTCTGGCCTACGCCAATCACAGGCACATAGTCTGTTTCAACCGTTGGGATACCAAGAGGCACCGTCAGGGCTTCCGGTTTATCCGGTCTAGGATTTTTTAAGGCTTGTGCCTCGGCCAAAGTACGTCGAACACGTAATTGCGGTTGCTTTTCTTCCCACTCATCAGGACCAACTAACGCACCCGTCCACTCACGCTTCATGTCGTTTAAACGGTAGGCGACACCGGAGCGATCTGAAATGCCTAGAGCATTTTTTCCTACCGCATATTTAGCCATTAAATCCTCCCGTAGCTTAGACCCGGCGTAATGCTAAATGACGCTTTATCTCGGTCCTCCGTCATAGCACGAGTAAATTCTTCCTCGTACATCGCTTTTAAGAGCGTCACGCGTTCTGGTGCCCGTTTTATAGACAAGTAATACGCTAATCCAGCGGCAAAACAGGGGTAAAAACGGAACGGTACACCCATCGTATTCGTGTAATCATCGGCATCGTCAATACGAACCAATCGATCAAACTTTACAATGTCCGTGCTTTTATCTGGCACCGGCCACACTTTAAGAACCGGCGTAATTTGTCGATCCAAGAAAAACTGGGAAGGTCGCCCCGTTTGAGATTTTTTCGGAATATTCAAAAACTCATCGCGACTTAACCGCCCAATGCCGTAATCCGTTTCGTCTCGTGTCACCACAGCAGACAACAAATCCACCGTATTTCGGACACTAGAGAAGTCCACTGCCGCCGATAGCGTAGTCGTTGCTCCACTAGTGCCTCCCGTTAACGTTTCTCCACTGGTAAACGTCCCGGTAGGAATAGTGATCGCCATAGAAGTGGCCGAAGGCAAACTAGTGATCGACGCAGTAGCCGCACTACTAGAACCCGTGATCGTTTCTGCTACAGAAAAACTACCCGAAGCGCCCACCGTCATAGTGAGAGTGCCCCCAGGATAATTACCAATATCCGCAGCCAAAGTGATCGACGTTTCTTCAATCGTCCATTGATTTAAACCCCGGTTTGCCCAATCCGCCAGCATGAGGTTTATTGAACGTCGTGCCGTTTTCAAATCGTATCCAGTACGAACCTCTAACCCACAACGTTCAAACGCCTCTTCGACGTATTCGACTACATCGGGTTCAAAATTAGTTGAACCAGAAGTTGCCATTTATCTTCTTTTTCGCCCCTGTGGTGCGCCCATACCTAAGTTTACAGCGCAAGAATGCACCTTCCCCCCGCCCATATAGCTTCGAGGTTTATGTATCGCGCCCCCACCCATAGCGTATTTTACCTTCAAGCCCTTTTTTTTGGCTTCCCGCTTTGCGGCGGCTTTACCCTTCGCGCTATACGCAAAGTGCTTTTTCCCCACCTGTGGCATCAGTACCCCCTAAGACAAGAAAATAGTTAGTTGATTACTGCTTCCAGTAAATGCACTTATATAAACGCCCTCGGTAGCTAAAACCCCATCCCCCGGTATATTCAAATGATGAATTCCCGTAGGAAATGTTTGGGTCAATATCGTGGCACCACCAGAACCTCCGTTCTTAAACGTAAAAGCTCCGGCGGCGTCTGCATATATCACTACCTGTCGAACACGAGAACGAGCCGGACCAACAATAGCCGCAGTCGTTCCCTGTGCCCAGTTATAGGCCGTTACATCAGAACCAGCCATAAACTACCCCCTTTATGCGTCAGCAAATGGAGTAACGACCGTACCCGAAGCAAGCACCGTGCCGCTTACAACGTATTTTGCACTAGCGGCTGCGTAACACGTGATAACGGACCCAACGATTCCGCCTTTCGTTGTACCATTCAACGTAATGACATCGTTAGAACCGCCGGACATAAAGGTTTTGCCCGCCGCGTCACTTTTACCTAAATACAAACCGCCAACGAACTTATCGGTTCCGTCAGTCAAAATGTCCATATCGGTAGCTGCCGTTATCACTAAAAAGGTGAAAGTCGCACCAAGATTATTGAGTTGTCCGGGGTCAGTAGGATCACCCGGCGTAGTGGTGACAATCGAGGGTAATGTGAATTTACCATCGGCGTCATTAGTTAGTAGCAGTTTTCCTGCGTGTGACGCCACTGTGAGTGTGGTGTCCGCTGTGAGGCTAACAACGCTAGTTGAACCAGCACTGATGAACCCACCTAAAGATCGAACGGGACCGGAAAAAGTAGTCTGTGCCACTTAAATACCTCCTTACGAAAGGGTTGGCCCTAGAGTCTTCGTAAGCGTCCGCTGGGTCGGTCGCTAGGGCTGTTTTCCCAGAAACAAAAATATAACGGAAAAAGAAAAGGGCAGCAATGCCGCCCTTTCCTGTGCTTCGCTTCGATGGAAGCTCCGTTGGCTTATGCAGCCCCCGCAGTACCAAAGACGCAACGCCAATCTGACACACCAAAAGCGTATCTCTCACGAGCTTTGAAACGCATGTTGCCCGTATCGAAATCACCTTCCATAGCCGTTTTAACCGGCGTACGGTTGAACAGCTTGAAGCCGTTCGGTGCGTCCGTCTTGACAAAATAGGCATCCGTATCCGTGAGAAAGTGGTTAACCACTGCCCCATCGGGAACCATACCCATTGATTTGACTGCGTTCGTGTCATTGTCCGCAGTGCCAGGACGAAGATTAGAGTTAAGAACACGCTCTGCAATGAATTGCAGTTCTTTTGGTATGATTAACTTCATACCGCGAACCGCAACCTTGAGGCCGCGTTCATCCGTCATGCCAGCAATATCGATCAGCATTTGCTCCAGTGCGGTTTCATTAAGATCCGCAGCGGTGGAAAGCTGATTACGTTGATTACCACTCAGAGAGGGATGTGCTGAAGAACAAAGCGCCGCACCGTCACCAATCGGTGAACTGGTAGAAAACGCATTATTCAGGATCGTAGCACCCCGAATCTGCTTGGTTTGCGACATGGATCGTGCCAACGCTTTTGTATAGCGTGAGGCCAATCGATCATACAAATTGTCTTCGATAGCTTCCTCAGTAATGCTGAAAGCAAGAGCGATGGTTTCCATCGTATAACGTGCAGTGTAGGTTTCCTGCGCGTCATCAAATGAAATCGCACTACCTTCGGCTTTAACCGGCGCAGTGCCGAAACCAGAAAGCATTACTTCCTCTTCAAACGCTCGGTCTGAAGATTCTGTATCGAAAATTTCCTCGAATTCACGATCATAACGATCATATTCAAGCCCAAACAAGGCATTAAGGCCGGGTTCAAGCTCTTTCGCGAGTTGTGCGCGAGTAATAGGCATTGCTTATCCCCTTACTTAAATGCCAGTCGTAGTGGCAGTAGTTTGTGAATCGAAACGAGCATTCGGCGAGTTATAGTGAGCATTCAAACGCACCACAAGCGGTATACCCGCAGCCGAAAAATCAGAGTTAGCATCGTCATCGACGATACCTACGATTTTCAGACCAAGGGTTGCTGTGGTAGCAATCGAAGACACACTTAGTGCCGAAGATGACTGTCCCGTGTTTGTCGAACCTGAACGAGCCGAAGTCCCCAGAGTCGCATTAGCAAAGATGGCTGTTACAGCCGTAGCTCTGTCAGTAATGCTGGCGTCTGTCGCAACTTGATAAAGTTGCATTGGATTGTCCGCTACAAGAGCCTTCACCGGAAAGTTCGTATCAACGCTAACGCTGTTCGATCCCGGCCAATAGTTCTTGAAAGTGGTTTTCTTGGTTCCTGAGTCAACAAATTCAACGCCAATTAATACTCCCAACGCTGCCGTTGTTCCACCAGCGGTATCAGCAGCTTGGTCAATGACCCCTGCTGCTAGTGGGACGACGAGTTCGCCGTGATAAATGACGTTAGTATTGTCCGAAGCAATTTCATATTGAGTGACACCCGTAGAATTTGCTGCACTACCAACCAATCCAATAGGACGAAGACCGTAGGCAGTTTCTTGATTTGCCATAGTTTCTCCCTAGCCGTTTAAAACAAAGTGACTATTAATCACTTTTTTGACGGCTACCAAAAGTTACACGTGATTGGCGTTCGGGTTTCCCGATCACCATAGTTGAGTGTGCGTTTTCTCGCAGCAGATCGTGATCCACAGCTTCTTGAAGATCCGCATTTCGTTGTTCGAAATACGCGGTCCTCTCCGCCACTGTTTCGACAGGGATTCGTGCGAGAAGTAATCCACCAACACCAAAAACACCCTCGTATTTTCCTGATTCCATAACCGGAGATTCGAAATCCGGGTATTCATCCTTGCGGACTAGTTCATAACCTTCGCGTAGACGTGCGGAAACATTTTGTGCGTCGTCAAACCCACGTGTTTCTGCTCGTATCCAGCGATGCTTATAACCGTCCGGCGCGGGAGGTGCATCCAATTTTGATGGGGGTTGCCAAGGTCGACGGGCCTGCCCCGCCTCTCTGGTAGTGTTTGCGCGAGAGGTACGAACAGTTCCAGTGCTTGTCTCTTCCGTTAAAGAGTCTTTTTCTGCCATGTTCCTATTCCTTCACGTATTTTGCATATTCTTCAAGCGGCACACCCAATTTTTTAGCGATAGTCACTTGGCTCGGAGTGAGTCGAACCTTTCTACGCCCAGTACTGGCACTGCGACTCACACCAGCAACCGTCTGAGCGGGTCGGTTACTTTGAGTCGATTTAACTTCTTCAAACTTTTGCGGAAACGCATCACGTATCCGTTTATCCAGTTCATCATAATAATCATCGGTTTGCGGGTCAAACCCTTCGGTTTCAACAAGGCGCTTATGTATGCCGAAAGCCGCGAAAGTACGTTCTTCTTCGTTCTCTGCCCCAAACCATTTATTTCGCTCGGCCCATTCTTCGGCCTTCGGATCAGGAGCTTCGGGGGCAACAGGAGCCGCCTGTGGGATGGGCTGTTGTTGCTGTACCGGCGGCGGAGCGGCTTCCGCCTGCTCTGATTGCCGCTTTTTAGTGGCTTTCGCTTGATGATAACGATCCGCAGCTACCGCTAATTGTGCAATCTTTTGCTGCGCGGCAACCATCGCTTCCGTGTCCCCCACGTCTGTTGCACGTTTTAGCTCATCCTGTACCTGTTTCTGTTCCGCAGATACACGACCGCCATACTCACTTAAATAGCTTTCATCTAAGGTCTGTAGCCGACCTTTTATCTGGTTCGATTCATTTTGAACCGCCTGGGCATAGCGAGTAGCTTCGTCACGTTCCCGTTCCGTATCTTTTATTCGCTTGGTCAGTTGGTTAATGCGGCGTTGAACCTTTTCACTATATTCGTCGTGCTCATCCGGTGCCGTCGATGCGGGTTCGGGTGCAGTCTCCTCAACGGGAGAGGCTTCTTGTTCTGCCGCCCCGTTCTCTAAAACTACATCTTGCGCTTCTTCCGCCGTCTCAAAAGGAACTTGATTGTCTTCTGCTTGGTGCGCGGGTAGGTCTGTCTCAGCCATTTTTAATCCCGTTAAATGTGAATAATATCGTTCGGATCAAGAATCGTACCTAAAATCTCATCGTCATTTAAGATACGCACCTCACTACCAAAAGCGGCGTTGTCTTCTTCGTTCAACTTTAAACGTGAACCAGAGTACCGGGCAAAAACCACCCATTGCTTTTCGTGGCACCAAGGGCCTTCCGGAAACCGTTGTTCGTCTTTATACGCTTGTGCGCCCATTTTTAAAACATAGCCAACGACCGTTTGAATCTGCGTGTCGTCTATAGATTTGTCTGGGATAAATATACCGGCCTTTGTAACAGGTGGTGGACGGTACGGTAAAATTAAAATGCGCCAGCCGGTAGGTTGGGGTAAACGGTCTATTAACGACGCGTTTATTAGCGAGGGATCTAAAACTCTTTCCTCTTCCTCAACGTAACAATCTTCCAAAGTATTTGAGTCTTTCGACACTTCAGCCATCCAAGCTCTCCTGTCTTTCCAGCATGTCGGAAAGTTCTTGGTTAATGTGGTGTATTGCGTCCAATTCGCCCATCAGATGTTGGTACTGTTCCATGCTATTTACGCCTTTATTAGCTAAAACATCAAGAACAAGGCTACGGCGTTCACGTAAAACACCTTGTACAAACTGAACCACATCGATCTCATCCATTGGAAACGCATCCTACCTTTTTATATAAAATCTTACTAGGTCTTATACGTCTTTCTCGGCCATTTTTAAGGCGCTCTGCCGCGTCTCATCGTTTCGTCGTAACCAGCCACGGCCAAAGGTATCAAACGTTTTTAAGTCTCGATAAAAGTTCTCTCGTTTTACCGCAATCGTATTTACTACATTAGTATGATTGGCTTGACCACATACCTTGGCTACGGTTTGGGACCCGATAATACCGTCATCGTCTACGTTTACCGCTTGCTGTAACGCTTTACTCGCACGACTGATACCGGCGTTAACCGCCCAATCAAATACGCAAAAATCAATGCCCGAAGGCAAATCATCCCCCCGTATTCGATCCCAATAATTCTCCTTATAAATAGCGCGAACGTCTTCTAGCGGCATTTCTTTCATTTCTTTTTCAGTAACCTCGCGGCCAAGAAAATCCTCATAGACACGTTGCGTAACGCCATAATTAGTTCTACCCCCCGGATCATCCGGATGATTCACGTAACCGCCTTCGTGTTTTAACAAGCGATCTAAGCTGGACGAAAAGTTATCTTTCATCGTCTTCTTCTCCTTCTAGTTCCCGGTAATACGCAACGATGCTAAGTACTT